CTCTCCGACGCACTGGTTCAAAGACTCACGAAACCTAGGTTCCGAGAGAACTCATCCCCGTTCTCTGCCTCTTGGGTGGATTGGTCCCCGTCAACGGCAGTCGCCGATCTCCTTTGTTTGAACGACCTGATTTCGCAAGACATGCGCACTATTCGAGAATAGTGCCCGCACATGTCGCAAACGTGCTCGTAGGCAAGCTCGTCCACTAGGCCGCGGTCCTCTACCAGCAACTCTCTTCTCTTTTTCATCTTCCACCAATCCTCGAGGACCTTAAGGGTCTTGACTTCGGATGGTGGTGTTTTTCGGCTCAGGGCCTGACGCAACGTCGTCCTACCCTGCACGCTCAATCGAGCCGTCACACCAAGTCGGATGTTCGAGGACGTGAAGAACTTACCGGAGTAAGCTCCACAACAACCCTCTCCTTTGTATCCTTCTTTTCTTAATTGGGCGACGCGGCACTCGATAGCCGCTTTCTCCTCCTCGGGGCTGAGATCATACCCAGCGGGTAGATCAACAACCGGAAAAGCATTACCGGTTGGTTCTTCAACGATCTTGGTCGTCAAAGCGTCATAAACTTTAGGGTTAACTCTTGCCTCGCGCAAGAGACCCTTCCATTTCCCTAAGGGTAGGGGACGCGTGGGAGATTTGCGTGGCTGAAGCCTAAGCTTGGGGGCGAGCGCCCGAACGGCGCAAAGAAAGCCCTTAACAGTCACCGTGCTACGATCAGCGTAGCCCAACACGTCGGACACTTCTCCTCCCTTGAAGATACCGGCATTAGTTTTCTTCTCTAGTACAGCGTCGCGGAACAGAGTGGAGTTAATCTCTGCGAGGCCGCTCGTACTCACCATCGTTTTTTCCATTTGTAGCCGGAGCCCTATCTGCTCCCCATGCCACGCATGGCGCGGTAGGTATGTTCGCCGCCCGTCTGGCACGGGCGATCGCAACAGGAGATCATCGCCGTTGATAAGACAGCGATGACTCGTCCACTCCTTGAACGAGATTTCACCGGTCGCAAGTAGGTCGTTGAGGACCAAGTCGACGCAGGTTTTATTGATCAGGCACAATAGGGGAAAACTCATCATAGACCCCATTGGCTGACCGCGCTTCTCGAGAGAACCGTCTATCTCAAGCTCCGCAACGGTCCGAAGTGCCCATTCCTGCTCCGACGTAAGCCCACCTGACTTGCGTATCAAAACCTCGACAGCTGCCCGGGAGTATGCGGTTTTTATTAAATCTGTGGCTGATTCATAATCCACAGATATATACTCCCCACGGCCGTTCAACGAGGCGACTTGCTCAGGGGTCGGCTCCCCACAAAGCAGCCATCCCTTCCTTTTGAGGCACGCGTACAGCGCCTTGTGCAGAGGGTAGAGGACCTCGGTCAGACCACCACTAAAGGCAGTCACGATCCGAGGCTTTCCTGAGGACACGACCGCCGCTATGTCAATGAACTTATCGAGCGGCTCGTCATTCCAGTTACCCCCCTCCGGGCGCGAGTTGTACGCCGTTGCATGACCGTTCG